CGATTATTCATTTGATGATATTCTAAATCCAGTGGAAAGATTAGTTAAGTTACTGGAAACAGTCCGTAAATTCGATGCATTATCCACTGCTGATTGGAATGATTTGTATTTAATGGAACAAGATACAATAGAGTATAACTACGACCACTACTTTAGTAAACGATACATGGAGCATTTAAAGAAATATGAAAACTAATAATTGCATCATAATGCACTTTCCTGCGTATTCATTGGGTACTGTTGATGCTATGTTAAAATTTTGGAAAGACGCAACTGTTATATCTTTGGTTAATTACAGAAAGTTCCAAAGTATAGCATGGAAAAAGAAAGGAACTNGGAATATTAAAAATGCAAATGAATGTGTAGAAAAGTATAATATACTTAAAGGGATTAGTTGGCCAAGTTGGGAAGAATTCGAGAAGGTTGGTTATAACGTTACTAATATGGATAAACGATATTCGCCAAATATATTATCTGAAATAGAACAATATTATCCTAGTGTATCGAATTATGCATTTGATGTAGATTCGTGTATATTTGATAAGAATAAACTACTAAGCAACATAAGACAATTGTACCAATATCTAAAATTTGATGATTATAACGATGAATTAGTTAGCACGTATTGGGAAAAGTATATTGCATTACATATATAACATAACAAGGAGAAAATAATGGGAAAACCATTTGACGTAAGTAAATTTAGAAAAAGTATAACAAAATCAATTGATGGATTATCAATCGGATTTCATGACCCAACTGATTGGATTTCAACAGGTAATTACGCATTGAATTATCTTATATCGGGTGACTTTAATAAGGGTGTTCCACTAGGTAAAGTAACTGTATTTGCAGGTGAGTCTGGTGCAGGTAAGTCGTACTTTGCATCAGGGAATATCATTAAGAATGCACAAGAACAAGATATTTTTGTTGTGCTAATTGACTCAGAGAATGCACTAGATGAATCATGGTTACAAGCACTTGGTGTTGATACAGACCCTGCTAAATTATTAAAACTTAGTTTATGTATGATTGATGATGTTGCTAAGACTATTAGTACGTTCATGATTGACTACAAAGCAATGGCAGAAGAAGATAGACCGAAGGTACTATTTGTAATTGATTCGTTGGGTATGTTATTAACACCAACTGATGTTAAACAGTTTGAAGCAGGTGACATGAAAGGTGACTTAGGACGTAAGCCCAAAGCGTTGACATCATTGGTACGTAACACAGTTAACATGATTGGTGCCTACAACGTTGGTATTATTGCTACCAATCACACTTATGCATCGCAGGATATGTTTGACCCAGATGATAAGATTAGTGGCGGACAAGGCTTTATTTACGCTTCATCTATTGTAGTTGCTATGCGTAAACTTAAACTAAAAGAAGATGCAGATGGCAACAAAGTGACCGATGTTAAAGGTATTAGAGCGGCGTGTAAGGTAATGAAAACACGTTATGCTAAGCCATTCGAAGCAGTACAAGTTAAAATTCCATACGAAACAGGAATGAACCCGTACAGTGGATTGACAGACTTAGCAGAGAAACAAGGTTTACTTACCAAGCAAGGTAACCGTTTAAAGTATCTACCTAAAGGTGCAGAAGAAGGTGAAGAAATTCTTATGTTCCGAAAAGCATGGGAAAAGAATACGGATGGTGCATTAGACACATTGATGGCAGACATCAGTGCGGAAGATGAGGCAATCTATGATGATATCGATGCTAAACCAACAACTGAAAACATCGAAGCAATGGAAGTTGAAAAAGATTTATCAGAGGAGTTAGAAAGTGAGTCTTGAATTACAATTAGAAATATGGGAAGTACTACAAGAACATATCGTTGACATCAAAGATGCTGCAGATGATTTTGTGGCATTATTGATTGAGAATGGAATTGATGGTGAAAAAATTGCCGACATAACAACGAATGATGATATCAAAAAGGCATTACTAGATTATATAGATGTAGAGGTCGATGTGGATTTTGATGATGAAGTTGATGTATATTAGTAATGTCAGATAAACCCCGAAATTACTATTGCAATTATAAATTTAGGTTTTTGAAGATAGATTTAAGTTCAGACACTGTTTATAATTGCCATGCAGCAACTCCACACAATATAGATTGTGAATCCAATAATTCATTATTTAATGATGATATAAATGTTGCCGAACGTACTATGATGCTGAACAATGGTAGGAATGTTAGTTGCGAGCAAAATTGTTGGGTGGCAGAGGATAAGGGTGCCGAAAGTCCTAGAATATGGCAGGGAGGGGAAGTTAAAACACATACTGATATTTTCACTACTCCAGAAAAGATTGATTTGACGATAAGTAAGGATTGTAATTTAATGTGCACGTATTGTTGCAAGGAATTTAGTTCAACGTGGTTTAATGATATTAAAAAAAATGGGGAGTATACATATAGTAACGCTTCCATAGATTTGATTAACCGCAATTCCATCACATCACGTGAACTAAATATTTCGAAGGTGAAACAAAACGAAATTAAAAGTAATGAAAATTACCAATACGTAATGACCGAAGTTATCAAGATATCTCACTCACTTGATAAGTTAATAATTTCCGGAGGGGAGCCATTTGTTAATAATGGATTATTTGAAATATTAGACAATATAAAAATGTCATTAAGTTCTAAAATTATTATATATACTGGATTGGGGGTTAGTATGCATCGTTTTAAGCGGTATGTTGATAAAATTAAAAAAATTAATGGTAATGTTACTATACGAATTAGTGCAGAAAATATACACGATAATTTAGAATTTAACAGAAGTGGGCTCAAGTGGGCTGACTTTGATGGGAAAATAAATTATTTAAAGGAACATAATGTCCATTTTGATTTTAATACAACATTATCAAACCTTTCTATATTTGGTTTTTCCGATTTTTATAAATTATTTGGTAATTATGACATTAGAACTACTTTGGTATATACCCCAAGTATGATGGCTATATATGTTCTTGACCAAGAAAGTAAGAATCGTATAGTAGATGATGCGAAGGAATTGCCCACAGACATACAACGTATGATAGTATCGTCGATACACCCAACACCGACCAACGCCCAACGTATTCAGATAAAAGAATTTCTGTTGGAGTTTACCAAAAGAAACCCAAAATTATCACTCGGAATATTCCCATCTAGTTTTTTAAAATGGATTGGTATATAGTATGTGGTATTCTAAGGTAACGAAAAATTTATTGAATATTCCATCATTCATTGAATATTACAATAAACAATTAGATGATGCTAAGCAAGAAGTGAGACTTAGTGGGCATGTAGAAACTAATATTAAGGAATTACCTGGTGTTACCGAGCATCGATTTTATCAATTACAAGAAATCGAAGCAGTACTAGAATTTCTCAATATTGAGTTAAGACGCATCAGGCGAAAATACTTCAAAAAATATTTAGAAGCATACCAACGTTCATTAAGTAGCCGTGATGCGGAGAAGTACGCGGATGGGGAAAGTGAAGTGATTGATTTTGAATTACTAATTAATGAGGTCGCGTTGTTGAGAAACCGTTGGTTGGGTATCATGAAGGGATTAGATACTAAACAATGGCAATTAGGACATATTGTCAAACTTCGCACAGCAGGTATGGAGGATGTAGTCGTATAAATGCCATCACCAAGACCACTGTTTTGGTATATCAACGGTACCCCAATATACAATGTATGGGATAATGATTTTGACATAATCAGGAAAGGAAACTTTCTACATCTATTCAACTCCCAAATACTTAGTGAAGGTGTACAAATTGATGATTTGTGTATTTTTGATTGTGTTAATGAGGGTATTGGAACTAATGATATTGAACTAATGCTGTCAGCAATCGGTACTGACTATCCAAACTTAGAGATTCGGGTATTGTTTAACATTCCAATCAACTCTAAACTTCGGTACATGCACCGAAGTTTTCCTGAGCATATGGTCGCGCATTGTAATTTTTTATCACATGTGGATGCATTGGGTATTTCGTGGGACGATGTTAAACTTAATAAACAATTTATTTCATTGCAACGAAGAGCATCAGTTGGTAGGTTGAAATTCACTAAGAAATTACTCGACACATTCACTGATTCGCAGTACATCATTAGTTGTGCAACTCAACCAAACAAATGGTTGAATGAGTTACCCGACTTCAAAGAAGCGATACATCCATATACCGTTCCGATATTAGTTGATGGTGTAATCGATAATGATATGAAACAGCATTATCATTCTGATGTAAGTTTTTTCCAATGTTTAATAAATGTTGTCACTGAAACTAGTTCACAATCAGATGATGATAGTTGGCGAGAAGTATTTCTTACTGAAAAAACATTTAAAGCATTTGCATATAGGCAACTGCCCATGTGGTTCTCTGTTCCAAAAACAGTTCAAGCAGTTCGTGATTTGGGGTTTGATGTATTTGATGACATTATTGACCATGGGTACGACGATATGTACGATGAAAATGTACGTATGGAAATGATTGTTGGTGAACTTGAGCGATTGTGTAATGAGTATTCTATTCATGATATGAATGTTTTGAGGGGTAATTTGTGGAATCGCATAAGTAAAAATACACAATTATTAAATAATCTCGTATCTATGCATAGATTAAGAAAACATGAACTTGTATTGGAGTTAATTAATGGGATTTAGTTCAGAGCAAGAAAGTCATGAACATAGTTTAGAAACACTTGAATTACTATATGCATATCCTGATTTTATGGAAAGCATTGATAGTGTTTGTGATATGGGATGTGGTAAAGAAGGGTTAGATTTAGAATGGTGGGCAACACGTGAAGTGGATGAGGATGACACTACTATTCCATTAAATATCAAGTGTACTGGTATTGATATCAATGATAAATTGTTATTGGAACACGAAAACATATCATATATAAAGCATGATTTTGAAACACATTTGGACAAACAGTTTGATGTATTATATTCACATGATAGTTTTCAATATGCATTAAACCCTTTACTAACATTAAGTATTTGGAATAATACGTTAACTGAAAGTGGTATGTTGGTTTTGCAGATACCAAGCACGGCTAACATGGAATACAATAAATTGGTATGTTCACAGCCCAACTATCATTACCATAATTACACCATCGACGGTTTAATTCATATGTTAGCAGTTAGTGGGTTTGATTGCAGTTCGGGATTCTTTCAACAGCAATTTAATGATAAGTGGGTTAATGCAATTGTTTATAAAAGTGATATCGAACCAATGAATCCAAAAACAACATCATGGTACGACTTAGCAGACAAAGGACTAATACCAAAAACAGGTGTTGAAAGTATTAATAAATATGGATATATGAAGCGTGAAGATTTGGTTCTTCCGTGGTTAGATTATAGTAATATTTGGTACGGACAATAATATGAATATTTGGATATTAGTAACTTTGATATCAACTGGAGGTCATGTCTCAATTTCGGAACAAGCAACTTATAAAGATATGAGCAGTTGTTTTGAAGAAAGGGATAAAGTAATACGATACCTAGGAAGACCTGTTGTAAATTATCAATCAATCTGTGTAAATCAGATCGAAATAATAACAATAATAAAATAAAAAAAGAGGCGTAATAATATGCAAGTAGCACTAATTACGGGTGGATTCGACCCAATCCACAGCGGACACC